TGGCGAGGCCAGCAGCGTGTTCACCTCGTATCCCGCATCCGCCAGCGCCGAGCACACGGCCACCACCCCCGGCCAGGGCCGCGCCGCCACTGCGACATGCGGGGCATGGGGCACCTCGTCGCCGCGCAAGAGCGGCAGGTCGAGGAACTGCGGCTCCACCGGCGCGAAGGCGCGGAAGGCGCGCAGCGCGGGCAGCTCGTCGGCGGCATCCGACGCGCGGTAGAGCCCGCGCTCCACCCGCACCGCCTCGATGCGCCGCAGCCCCGCCTCCTCCACCCGGTCGATGCGGTAGAGCGTCTCGACACCCCCCGCCCGATGCGCCACCAGGTCGCCCGCCCCCAGCCCCAGCGTCGAGGGCGGCAGCGCGAACCGCGCCCGGTCGCGCGCCACCCGTGCCTCGGCGAGGAAGCGTTCGGCCAACGCCCGCCCCTCGCCCGGCGTCAGCGCCAGCGGCAGATCGCTCGAGGCCACGCCGACGGTCTCCTCGTCGGGCAGCACCGCCTCCGCCACCCGCGCCTCGAAATCCCCTTCGGCCTCGGTGAAACCCACGCGCACCCGGCCGGAAAGCTCGGCCTCCGCCTCGCGCACCGCCTCCAGCCCGTCCGCCTCGCCATCGACGGCGAACCGCCCGTCGTCGAGCACCGCCTCCGGCCCGGCCTCGCCGCGCGCGCGAAACCGGATGCGCCCCCCGCGCTCCGCCGCCTCCACCGCGTGCGCCAGCGACAGCGGTTGCAGCAACGCCCGCCCCGAGGCCACCTCCGCCACCGCATAGCCGCGCACGATCCCGTGCAGCCCCGCCACGTCGCACTCTGCCACACCCGAGCGCGCGCAGATATCTGCGATCACCGCATCCAGCGTCTGCACCGTCAGCCGCCCGGTCAGCCAGTGCCCCCGCGCATGGTTCGCGCCATCCGCCCAGACGTCGCGCGCGTTCGGAAAGGCCGGCCAGGGCCGCGCGTCCCAGGCCCAGACATGCGCGCGCCCCATGTCGATCATCGGCCCGCCATAGACCTCCGAGACCGGGTTATTGGCCGCATCCGCCCAATAACCCAGCAGCGCGCGCAGATATTGCAGCTGCATCAGGTCGTCGCGCCGCCCGTCCGAGAAATGCGGCAGCGCCGACTCGGCCGATTTCGGATCGGTGAAGACATTCGGCTGGTTGGCCCCCTTGTCCACCGCCGGGCAGCCCAGTTCGGTGAACCACACCGGCTTCGAGCGCGGCACCCAGGGGCTTGGCTCCGCCGCCCGCACGCCGCCCACCCGGTCGTGATGCGCATTCCCCCACCAGGCGCGGATGTCCTTGAAGCGAAACACCCAGGGCTCGCCGTAAGCCCCGTCCTCGATCGGCCGCCGCCGCTGCGCGTCGCGCCCCTCGCCCGAGTCGTAGAACCACTCGAACCCCTCGCCGCCCTCGATGTTCGAGCGCAGATAGCCCAGGTCATGCACCGCCCCCCAGGCCGCATCCGCGTGCCCCGCGCCATCGCGCCAGTCGGCCAGCGGCATGTAATTGTCGATGCCGACGAAATCGACCGCCGCATCGGCCCAGAGCGGATCGAGATGGAAGAAGACATCCCGCCCCGGGCTCGACCCGGGGCCTCCCGCCGACGGCGGCTGATAGCCGAAATACTCCGACCAGTCGGCGGCATAGCCGATCTTCACATCCGGCCCGAGGATCGCCCGGCAATCGCTTGCCAAAAAACGCAATTGCGCCACTGCCGGAAAGCTGTTCCCGGGCCCCCGCACCTGCGTCAGCCCGCGCAGCTCCGAGCCGATGACGAAGGCCTCCACCCCCGCCACGGCGGCCAGATGCGCCTGATGCAGCACCATCCGCCGGTAGGAGAACTCGGGCACGCCCGTATAGCGCACCCCGTCGCCCTCGACCGCGAAATCCCCCGGCCCCGCCTGCCCGAAGAACGCCGCCACCTCGGCCACCGCCGCCGCGCCCCCGTCGGGCGAACCCGCGCGCCCCGGCGCCAGCGCCGTGGTGATCCGCCCGCGCCAGGGATAGGCCGGCTGATCTTCGGCCTCCGACCACGGGTCGGGCCGCGCGTTGCCCGCAGGGATGTCCATCATCAGGAACGGGTAGAATACCACCCCCATCCCCCGCGCCTTCAGCGCCGCGACAGCCTCCCACACGGCGGCATCGGCGGGCGTGCCGCCAAAGGCCGGCCGCCCGTCTATCCGGCTCACCTCCTCGGCATCCCCGCGCCCCAGCCCCGAGACACGCCAGCGCATCGGCCGCCCGTCGGCCGCCCGCTGCTCGACCTTCGGCAACACCCGGCACATGCCCGCGCGCAGGTCGTCGCCGAACCAGCTCACCACCAGCGCCACCGACCGGCACTCCGGTGCCTCCTGCGCCAGCGCATCCAGCGCCTCCTCGATATCCGCCCGCGGCCCCACGGTGTTGACATTGGCCAGCCGGTTCACGCCGGGCCCCATCCGGAAATGCACCGGCGTCGTGGCCAGCGCATAGTCGCCCGAGCCGGGGATCAGCGCCACCGCCCGCACCCGCTCGGCGGCAGAGGGCTCCAGCCCCGCGGCGCGCGCCGGCCGGATCACCTCGAAGCTGAACTGCGGCACCCGGCTGCCGAAGGGCGTCAGGTCCAGATCCTCGATCACCACATAGGCCACGCCGCGAAAGGCCGGCGCATTGCCCGCGCCCTCGACCGCCGCGATCTTCGGGTCGGGCAACTGCGCCTCGTCGCCCGGATAGACCCGCAGGTTCAGGTCCTCGGCGGCGATCTCCACCCCGTCGGCCCAGATCCGCCCCACCCGCGCGATCACCCCCTCGCTCAACGCCACGGCGAGGCTCACCGTATAGAAGAACTCGCGCGTCTTCGGTGCCTTGGGCGTGCCCTTGCCCGAGCCGCCGGAGCTGCGCACATGCTCCTGAAAGCGCGAGGCCCAGATCACCTGCCCCGCCACCCGCATCCGCCCCCAGACCACCGGCACGGCGGCCCCCTCCGACGCGCCGGTCAGCCGGAACCGCTCGACCCGCGGCCCCGCCACCGTGCCCGAGCCCTGCCCCAGCAGCCGCGCGTCGATCGCGCGCCCCAGCACCGCCCCCGCCGCGCGCCCCGCCACCGCCGCCGACAGCCCCAGCACCGAGCCGCCGATCGCCGAGCCGGCCGCCGCGCCCGCGGCCGAGAGAACCAAAGTCGCCATGTCTCACCTCATGTCGGGAAAGGCGAAGCGCGCCACGACGCGCCGCGCCCAGGGGGCCGACAGGGGGCTCTCCACCACCCCGTGCCCCGAATAGGCGTGGATGAACGCAGGCCCCGCCCGCCCCGCCGCCGCGATGCCCAGATGCTTGGCCACGCCGCCCGCGCGCATGCGAAAGAGCAGCACATCCCCCGCCCCGGGCTCCGTCACCGGCAACAGATGGCGCCGCGCGGCAGCCCAGAGCCGCTCCTCATGCGCCGCCTCCGCCCAGTCCTCGCTATAGGCGGGCGGCAGCTCCGGCTCGCCCCCGCAAAGCGCACGCCACACGCCGCGCACCAGGCCGAGGCAATCCGCCCCCACCCCCTTCACCGATGCCTGATGCCGATAGGGCGTGCCGATCCAGCCGCGCGCCTCCGCCACCACCCGCGCACATGGCAGAGCGCGCCGGCACCCGACTTCACCTTGGCCGAAATACTCCGGGGTCCGGGGCAGCGCCCCGGGGCTTCGCATCGAGATCACCCTCGGCCCTCCTCGCTCACCGCCGCCGGCTCCCGCCATCGTTCACCCCCTCGCGCAGCGGGTAGGAAGTCAGCCAGTCCTCGCCGGGGATGTCCGGGAAACCCCTGAAATTGAGGAAATTGTCGAACTTCAGCTTGCAGGTCTCCGCGCGCTTGTCGCAACCCGCCTGCAGCCGCACCCGCTGACCGGGCAGCAACCCCGCCCGAACCGGCTCCCACAACTCCACCTCGCGCCACGCCCCCGCCAGCCGATCGTTCTTCACCACGCCCGTCAGGCCCGCGCCCGCCCCCTCCAGCACCGTCACGGTGCCGAAGGCGAACCAGCCCGGAACGAAACTCCCCAGCGCCGCCGTCGGAAACCGCAGCACCGGCCCCGCCACCTCCGCCAGCGGCAATTCCGAAAAGAACCCGGGCGTTTCCAGGTCGAACCTGCAGCGCGAATCGCCATGGATGGCCGAACACTGCCGGAGGAACACGAGCCCCTGCTCCGCCCCCAGCGCCTCGGCCAGCCCGCGCAGCTCCACCTCGAAGGCCCCGTCGCCGCGCGTGATCTCGCCGAACGCCCCGCGAAACAGCGCCACGCGCTCCGCCACATCCGCCCAGTTCACCAGCCAGACCACCAGTTGCGCCCCGTCCCAGCGCCCGGACATGATGTCGGCCTCGGTGATCCCCGCATCCGACAGCGCGCCGAGCGCCGCCGCATTGTCCACCGAAAGCCCCGTGGTCTGCTGCAATGCCGAGGCCGTCATCCCCGTCGCCGCCCGGAACGTCACGCCCTCGAAGCTCAGATCGCGGTCATGGTCGGTGAAGCCCAGCACCTGCCCGTCGCGCCGCGTTACCGCCCAGGCCCGCGCCAGCATCGTCGCACCACCCGCCAGATGGTCCGTCAGCCCCGTCACAGCCGGATCTCCACCACCGGAACGCGCGGTACCTCGCCTGACCGGAAGCCCGCGACCGAAACCTCGATCCGGTCCGAGTCGAACCGCACCGGCACGTCGAACTCGAAACCCGCCGTCACCTCGGCCCCCGGCGGCGGCGCGTCGAACAGCGTGACGACACCGCTGCTCACATCAACGCCGTAATGCACGGTCTCGACCAACACATCGCCCCCCAGCCCGACCAGGACGGACCCCGCCACCGGCTTCACGATCCGCCGTTCGTAGACCTGCGCGCCCGACCGGTAACGCTTGAGCAGGGGAAACTCCCGCCGCGACCCGTCACCCATGCCCAGCACCTGATCGTCGCGCGCCACCGTCTTGCTCGGTCGCGACGACTTGAAATCCGCCCAGTCCTTCCAGCGAAAGCCGAAGAGCCGCCCCTGCCGCGCCTCGAAGAACGCCAGCAGCACTTCGATGTCGTCGAGCGCGCGCAGCCCCACGCCCGCATCATAGCGCCTGCGCGAATCCGCCCAAGGCGAATTGCGCTCCTCATGCCCGCTCGCCAGCGTCACCACCTCCGTGCGCCGCTCGGGCCCGCCGGTGGAACCGAAGCTCAGCGCCTCGGGAAACCGCACCTCGTGAAAGCTCATCGCCCCTCCTCGCTCCGCACGCCCCGGACCCGATCCCGGGTCCCTGCGTCACGGCTCGCCCCGCACCCCGCGCGCCGCTCAGCGGTTTCGCTGCCCGCGCGCCAGCGCCCGGCCGACCTCGGCCGCGACCTGCGCCTGCGAGCGGCGGAACCCCGCCACATCGGGCGTGCTCACATTCACCGTCACGCTCACCGCGCCGCCGCTACCGCCTTCGCTGCGCACCCCCAGCCGCCCGTCGGCGCCGCGCGACAGCGGCAATATCGCCTCCGGCCCCGCCTCGCCCATCAGCCCGATCCCGCCGCGCAGCGGAAAGGCCGTGGCCCCGCTCACCACGCCGCCCTGCGCGAAGGCCCGCACCCGCCCGGCACCGATCGCCGCACCATCGCCGAAAAGGCCGGCGAACAGCGCATTGGCCCCCCCGGCCACCGCGCCGCCGAAGGCCTCCTGCACCGGCCGGAACGCCACGTTGAAGGCCGAGCGCGAGACACTCGCCCCTAGCCCGCGCAGCACGTCCGACAGCCGCGCCCCGTCGAACACCAGCCCGTCCACCGCGCGCCGAAGCCCGAAGCCGATCGACCGCGAGAGCCCCTCGACCTCGCGCCCGGTGAACAGCAGCGTGCGCCGAAACCCCTCGATCTCGCCCAGGAAGGCCCCGGTCACATCCCCCGCCCGCCCCAGCGCGGTCTCCAGCGAGCGCACATCCTCGTCCAGCGCCTCCAGATCGCCCCGCAACTCATTCATCCTGCGCCCCTTTCCCGTCTGGATAGCGCGCCATTAGCGCCGCCAGCCCGTCACGCCCCAGCCCCGGCGCGCCGCGTCCCTCGCCCAGCATCAGCGCCAACTCGCCCGGCGTCAGCGCCCAGAACTCCCAGGGCCGCAGCCGCAGCCCGGCGATCCCCGCCCGCATCAGCCCCGGCCAGTCGAGCCCGCTCATCCCGGCACCACGAAGGCCCGCGCCAGCAGCTCCGCCGCCGCCCGCGCCGCCGCCAGGGGCGCCAGCCCCGTGTCGGCGCGCGCCAGGTCCGCCGCCGTCCCCTGCCAGCCGCCGCCGCGCAACCCCGCCGCCAGCACCAGCAGCACGTCGCGCGCCGAGAAGGCACCGCCCTCGAAGCGCTCCACCAGCGCCACCAGGCTGCCCGCCTCCAGCGCCGTCTCCAGCTCCGCCAGCGCCCCCAGCGTCAGCTTCGCCACGCGCCGCTCGCCGCGCACGACCAGCGCCACCTCTCCCGCATGCGGATTGGCCATCAGAGCGCCGTGAAGGCCAGCGCGCCGGCCGAGGCCAGCGCGATCTCGTAGGTCGCCTCGCCGTCATGCGTGCCGGCATACTCGATCGAGGTCACCTGAAAGGCACCTTCCACCAGCCCGAAATCGGGGATCACGACCTGCACGTCGGGCAACTCGCCATCGAAGAACACCTGCCGCACACGCGCGTCACTCGCACCGTCGCGGAAGATGCCCGAGCCGCTGATCGCCGCCGATTTCACCCCCGCGCCCGCCAAGAGTTCCCGCCAGCCCCCGGCACTGTCCAGTGCCGTGATGTCAACGCTTTGCGCATTGAAGCTGATGCGCGTCGCGCGCAGCCCCGCCACCGTCTCGAAATTGCCCGACCCGCTCAGGTCCATCTTGACCAGCAGGTCCTTGCCCCTCTGCACCGCCATCTCGCGCTCCTTGCCCGATCAATCCCCGGCCTCGACCAGCGCCCGGAAGGTCAGCACCACCTCCCGTCGCCGCGGCCCGCCCACACCCGCCCGCGCCCGGGCCCGCGCCAGCCGCAGGCTCACCAGCCGCCCGACCGCCAGCGCCAGCGGCGCATCTTCCAGCGCCGCGCTCACCGCACCCGCCGCCGCCTTCACCGCGGCGAAGCCCGTATCCGCGCCGCGCACCGCAACGCCCAGGTCGAGCCGCAGAAGCGCCGCTCCCTGCCCCGAAACGTCGCGCCCCTCCTCGGCCCCGATCTGCACGAAGAGCGCGGGCAGCGTGCCGCCGGGCGGGCTGTCGAACACCGCATCGCCCACCAGCGCCGCCAGCGCCGCATCGCCCGCAAGCCGCTGATAGACCGCCGACTGCACCGCCCCCGACACCGCATAGCTCATGCCCCACCCGCCTCTTCATCTTTCCGGAAATACGCCGGGGTGAATGCGGCGCAGCCGCAGAGGGGCAGCGCCCCTCCGCCCCAGCCCGCCGCGCGTCTCACGCCGGCCCCTCCTCGCTGCAGAAGCAGGTCAGATAGCGCCCTGCCGGGTCCTCCATCGCCACCGCCTCGATCGCCAGCAGCCGCGCGCCCTCGCGGAACCGCTGCCCGGCCAACGGCCGCGCGGGCGCGCCCGGCCCGGCGGCGCGCACGATCACCCGCCACGAGAGCCGCGACAGCGTCAGCCCCGCCTCCGACCGCTCGCCCCCCGAGCGCAGCCGCAGCTCCGCCCAGAGCGTGCCGAGCGGCTGCCACCCCGTCGCCCGCCCGCCGGCACCGTCGGGCAGCGCCGCCCGCACCTCAAGAACCAGCGGCGTGTTCAGCCGCACCGGCCTCATCGCGCGCTCCCCAGCATCCGCACCGTGCGGTAATGCTCGATCAGCGCCATCACCCCGAACGGCATCGCGCCGGTTCCCGCCTCGCGGCGGTTCTCGTAATACTCCGCCGCCAGCAGCAGCACCGCCTGGCGCAGATCATGCGGCAGCCCCTCCCAGTCCGCGGCATAGCCGGCGGTGAACTCCACTTCCGCCCGCCCGCCGCGCGGCACCACCGGCAGCGCCGTGCCGGTCGCCCGCAGCACCGGGCGCAGCGCATCCTCGACCAGCGCATAGCGCGCCGGCTCCACCACCACCGCCACCCCGTCGGCACCGCGCAACCGCAGCTCCGCCAGCGCGCTCACCGGCGCCACCGGCAACGGCTGCACATCGGGCTCGCGCCAGTCGGCAATGCGCCACAGGAACGTGCGCGCCAGCAGCACCTTCGAGATGCGCGCCTCGATCGCCGCCATGGCAGCGCGCAGGTAGGGCAGCAACAGCCCGTCCTCGGCGCCGTCGTCGGCGAAGCCCCGCCCCAGGCGCAGATGCTCGCGGAATGCCGCAAGCGGCAGCGCCGCATCCGGTACCGCCGTCAGTTCGGTGAGAATCATGAAATCGTCTCCGCGGCTTGCAGACCTCTCCCGCGGCCCGCCGGAACGTGCTCCGGCGGGCCGTCGCCATGGCAGCCGCCCCCGTCAGGCCGTGGCGAATTTCAGCAGCTTGATCGCGGCGAAGTCGCTCACATCGCCGCCCACGCGCCGCGTGGCGTAGAACAGCACATGCGGCTTGGCCGAGAACGGATCGCGCAGGATGCGCAGGTCCGGCCGCTCGGCGATCGTGTAGCCGGCGCGGAAATCGCCGAAGGCGATGGCGAAGGCATCGGGTCCGATATCGGGCATGTCCTCGGCCAGCAGCACCGGATAGCCCATCAGCCGCGCCGGCTCCCCCGCCGACAGCCCGTCCGACCACAGGAAGCGCCCGTCGGCATCCTTCATCTTGCGCACCGCGCCGGCGGTCTTCGAGTTCATCACGAAGCTGCCGTTGGCGCGGTAGCGCGCGCCCAGCGCATAGACCAGATCGACCACCGCATCCGAAGGCGACGCCGGCGCGAAATCCCCCGCCGCGCCGGTCGGCACATAGCCGATATTGCCCCAGGCCCACAGGTCGTTGTCCACCGCCGGATGGGCCAGGAAGCCGGTCGGCTTGTCCGATCCGTCGCCGCCGATGAACGCCGCCGCCTCCGCGCGGGCGAACTTGTCGGCGATCCGGTCGGCCAGCCAGCCCTCCACATCGAAGGCCGAATCGTCGAGCAGCCGCTGGCTCGCCTTCGGCATGGCCGAAAGCTCGTGCAGCGGGATCGAGATCCGGTCGATCAGCGGCGTGTCGCTCTCGGGCACGGCCCCCGTCTCGGTCGCCCAGCCCGCACCCACATCCGTGTGGTCCACCAGCACGTCGAAGGCCGTGGCCTCCACCTGCACCACATTGGCGATCGACCGGATCGAGGCGGCCGAGTTCAGCACACCCCGGATCCGCTCCGCCGTCTGCGGATCGACCAGATAGCCGCCCTCGCCCGCCACCGCCGTGCTCAGCGCCTTGCCCTCCAGGCTCAGCCCGCGATAGCCCTCGTCGTCGCCCCGGCGCAGATAGGCCGCGAAGGCCTTCGCATGAGGGGCCTCCTGCACCGACGCCTGCGCCAGAACCGGGCGCCCCGGCCGTGTCATGGATTTCTGATCCAGCATCTTCACCCGCTCTTCTTGACGCTCCAGCCGCTTTGTCATTTCGTCCCGAAAGCTCCTGAAATCGCTCAGGAACCCATCAACCGCCCGCTTCACCTCCGCGGCCGGCGCCTGCGCCTCGCTCTCGTTCATCCTCTCACCTCTGCTCGCAATGGGCAGGCGCCACGCGCCGTCCCGCCACCTCGTCCCCCGCCGCGCGGAAGACCTCCGCCAGCCCCGCCAGGGGGACGGCCTCCCCGGCCTTGGCGGCGATGCGCGCCTCGGCCAGCATCGGGAAGGTCACCAGCGACACCTCCCAGAGTTCGATCTCGTACAGCCGTCGCCCACCGCCC